TATACGGTGCGTGAGACGCAGTACATTGATGATGGCGCAATGGTGCAGCTAGCACTACAGAAGACATGAGCGCACCGATTCGCACCAATACTCGCGCGGCATGGATCGCAGGCAATCCGATCCTGCTGGCCGGTGAGTTTGGCCGCGAATCAGACACCGGCAATATCAAGATCGGCAATGGCACGCAACGATGGAGCCAGCTGCCGTATCACGGCTGTCCTGGCTATTGGGGCAGCTTCTGGGATTCGACATCGCAGTATGTGGCGACGATCAACACGCCAACCGCGATACTGCTGCGCTCCGGTGACTTGAGCAACTACGGCGTTGCAGTTGCATCAGGCAGTCGCATCACGGTGCTATATCCCGGCATCTACAGCATTACCTTTTCGATCCAATTCAGCAATGAGGATGCACAAATTCATGATGCCAATGTGTGGCTGCGCAAGAATGACAGCGGCACGCCTGGCGATGTGGCCAATTCCGATAGCCGCTTCAGCATCATCGCAAGCCATGGCGGCGTGCATGGCAATGTGATTGGTACCGTCAACTTCGTGATGGAGCTGGCAGCTAATGACTACATCGAACTGATGTGGGCTGCGACCAACCTCAACGTCTACATTCATGCCGAAGCTGCTGGAGCATCAAGCCCTGCCATCCCTGGCATTATTTGCACAGTCACCCAAGTCGCCAGCGCCTGAGCCATGACAACACGCCGCGAGAGCATCCTGGCCGCCATTGCATTATCGCTGGCTGGTACGACAGGCGTCAGCACGCGCATCTACCGCAGCAGGGTGGAGCCGATCACACGCGGCGAATCACCGGCCATTGTGGTGGAGCCGATCTCAGACCAGGCGGTGATCAGCAACAGCCATTGCAAGACTGACTGGACGCTGACGGTGCGTGTGGCGATCATCGTGCGCGGCGCCATACCGGATCAGACAGCTGATCCGATTGCCGAGAGTATGCACGCCAAGATCATGGCAGACCAATCAGTAGGTGGCTATGCCATGGCCATCGAGCCACGCGGCGTGCAGTTTGACATGATCAGCGCAGACCAGCCTGGCGGTGTGATCGCTTGCGACTATGAGGTGAGGTACAGGACTGGCCTTGCAAGCTTGGTAAGCTAGTGATGGCAAAACCTAGACTATCCGTGAGCAACAAAAAGCTCCCGCCACTGCCATCTGCCGGCGGCACTTATGTGCTGAACGACAAAGGCACCGAATGGACATTGCACCAGCAAACCTCCGACCCGCTGATTCCTGCGACCGATGGCACTGACACGCAACCGCCTGCTGCTGGCGAAATCTGAATCGAGCTATGGCGTGGTGCCGTCACCGGCGCCAGCCGGTACTGATGCGGTACTGATCAGCAATCTTGAAGTGTCACCGCTCCAGCTTGAGCTGAAGGACCGCGAGCTGGTGCAGGGCTACCTGGGCAATTCGGCGCAGGTGGTGGGACAGACCAGCGTCGGCGTGAACTTCAGCGTGGAGCTGGCAGGCAGCGGCACTGCAGGCACTGCACCGCGCTGGGGCTCGCTGATGAAGGCATGTGGGTTCTCTGAGACTGTTGTCACCAGTACCAGCGTGACCTATGCGCCAGTGAGCAGCAGCTTCAGCAGCGTGGCGCTGGACTTCAGGAACGATGGCATCAAGCACCTGATCCTGGGCGTGCGCGGCAATGTGGCGATTGAAATGAGTGCCGGTGAAATTCCTAAATTGAATTTCACTTTCATGGGGATCTATGGGGCGCCAACTGCTACAGCAAATCCGGCAACAACGTTTACCAATCAATCAACGCCGGTCGCAGTCAATGCCGACAACACCACCAGCGTTAGCGTGCATAGCTACTCCGCGTGCATGAATGCGTTCAGCCTTGATATGGCGAACAGTATGGTGTTCCGCCAGTTGGCAGGTTGCACAAAGCAAGTCATGATTACGGATCGCGCGCCAAGCGGCTCGATCACGGTTGAACTTCCTGCGCTTGGCACAAAGGATTTTTATACCATCGCAGCTGCGCAGACTGCTGGCGCCATCAGCTTCCAGCATGGCCAAGCCGCTGGCAACATTGCCACATTCACGGCCAGCAACTGCGCCTTTGATTCACCAACGCTGGAAGACGGTGATGGTATTCAGCACATTGTGCTGCCATTCCGTCCGCTGCCTGGCAGCAGCGGTAACGATGAAGTTTCCATTGCGCTGACCTGATGGGTTTCATCCTTGAGCAAACGCCGACCTTCTCCTGGCCGATCACGATTCGGGAGCAGGTAGACAACGGCCGCTACCGCACGCACACATTCGAGGCAGTCTTCAAGCGGCTGCCGCAAAGCAGGCTGGAGGATCTTGCAATCAACTTCCAGCAGCTGCGCCATGCTGTCAAAAACGACGACCTGATTGATCGGATTCCTACCAGGGAGATTGCCAGCGAGATCCTGGTGGGATGGAGCGGCATCTTCGAGGCCGACAACACCACGCAGATCCCGTACTCCGAGGAGACCAAGGCGCAGCTGCTGGAGGTGGCCACTGTTGCTGAGATGTTGGTGCAGACCTACATCGAAAGCGTGGAGAAGGCCAAGGCAAAAAACTGACCGGCGCCGTGGATCACCTATTCCGCGGCGAGAAGGCAAACGATGACCTGCTGGCCGACGCAGCAGAGTATGGCATCGAGCTGCCGGAGGCTATGTTTGCGCCGCAGCATTTCAAGCTGTGGCCTGAACATGCTGAGGTGGTCGATCTGTTTCTGCGGTGCATGACGCAGTGGCGCCCTACCAGCAATGGCGTGATCGGCCTGGACTATGGCGTGGTGCTGCAGCTTGCTAGCCTGTATAAGATCAGCGACCCGGCCGTGGTACTGGAGGATTTGCAGGTGATGGAACTGCACGCCAGGGCACTGATCAACAAGCAGACGGAGCAGCGCTAATGGCCGTGATGGAAGCGCTGCTGAAGATCAAGGCATCGGTTGATGGCGAAGGTGCTGTGACATCTCTCGCTAAAGGTATCGGCGGCCTGAAGAAAGGTGCAGATGATGCCAGCAGCGGCCTCGGTGGAATGCTCAAGAGTGCCGGCGGCCTGAGCGGTGCGCTGGGCAGCCTGGTGCCATTGGTGAGCGGCGTTGGCCTGGCGGCCATGGCCAAAGGCGCCATTGATGCAGCGGACAATCTGAATGACCTGTCGCAGAAGACGGGCGTCAGCGTTGAGCGCTTAAGTCAGTTCGATCAAGCGGCCAAGGCAAGCGGTACAACGCTTGAATCAGTAAGCAAATCAATGATCAAGCTTGGCAAGGATCTTGCCGAAAGTGACTCAGGGCCAGCTGCCAAAGCGCTCAAAGAGCTAGGCGTAAGCGCTACAGATGCCAGCGGAAAGCTGAAAAGCACTGATGAATTGGTGCTGCAGGTTTCGGATAAGTTCAAGGCCATGCCAGATGGCGCCAAGAAATCAGCGCTTGCCATCCAGCTATTTGGCAAGTCTGGCGCGGACATGATTCCACTGCTTAATGGTGGCCGCAAGGCAGTAGAAAGCCTTGGCATCACCATGACAACCAAGTTTGCCAAAGGTGCTGATGATGCCAATGACAAGCTGGTGGTGCTTCAAACCAAGCTGGTTGAGCTCAGCGTGAAGCTTGGCACCGCATTGATGCCAGTGCTCAACACAATCACTGATCTGGTTATTCGACTGGCCACTGGTTTCAGCAGCCTGCCGGATTGGATGCAAGGCACCATCGCAGCCGTTGGCGGCCTGGTGATCGCGCTCGGGCCGTTGGTGCAGATCCTTAGTGGTGCAATGGTCGTTATCAAAGGGATTGCAGCGCTGCAGCTTGGCGCCACCATCGCCAGCTGGGCAGCGGCTCTTGGCCCCGCGATGGGCGTCATCAGTGCTGCATTCTCAGGCCTGCTGGCCTTCCTGAGCGGCACCGTACTGCCAGCGCTGCTGGCGTTCTTCTCTGGCCCTGTCGGCTGGACGGTGCTGGCCGTGGCGGCGGTGGTGGCGATGGCCATCGCATTCCGCAAGCCACTGGGTCAGTTCATCACCTGGCTTGGCAGTGTGTTCAAAAAAGGATGGGATGGCTTTGTGAGCAACATCCTGGAGAAGCCAGTCAAGGCGTATTTCAAGTGGTGGCGCAGCAACTGGGAATCAGCGGTGAAGTTCCTGACTGGATTGTTTTCAGGTATTGGCAAAGCATTGAAGGCACCATTGGATGGCATCGTCAGCATTTTTAGGAATACACTGCGACTTGTTTTTAGGAATCTTGAGAACGC